TTATATTTGCTCCATTAGCCAAGGTCACAAAACTGCGGGCTGCGACTCCAGGTGTCGTGAAGCTAGACGCTCCGACATTATTGACCGCTTGAATCCAGTAGTAGTAGCGTTCTCCAACTACGATGGATTCTCCTGCGTCATGCACAAAAGTAGTGCCCGTTGCGGCGTCTGTCAGTTCGGTAGCTGAGCCAAGAACATCTGTCAGGCCGTAGAATATCGTGAAACTATCTGCCTCTGGCTGCGCATCCCAACTTAACGTGGTCTGTTGATTGCCTGCTGTCGCAGTAAACCCAGTTGGTGTGGCTGGAGCTTGCGCACCGCCTGCCCCGCCGCTGCCGCAGCCTAGAAGATTGAGGGCATTAGCCATGGTGGTTTAGCCGGGGATGGGTGCCCAGATGACACGGACAGAAACGCTGGCCGTGCCGGTGGATGTGGCGGTAAGTGCTTGGCCTGGGGCGGTGATGAAAAGAGGCGTCTGATTATCGGGACTGCCTCGGTTGCTGCCACCGTTAGCTGCCACATACTCGGGCGCGTCAATCGGCGTGGAAACAGGGCCAGTGGAGTTGTAGGAGTTGAAAGTTGTTACGGCGTCGGCACTGCCTCTTTCCTCAACATAAAACACGGCGATTCGCTTGCCGGTTGCATCGGCTGGCACAATCACCTCGTCAGTATCAGGCGAAGTGACAGTCTTCCAAGCGCGCTGCTTTTGGATGATGAGCCCACCCATGTAGTGGTAGTAAAGTTGGGGGTAGCGTTCCATTGGTGCTGATTATGATTGTTCCTCGCCCGGCTGCAAGTCTTTTTGCCCGCCCTGCCCGGCCTTTTCCTTGGCGGCCCGGCTCTGGCGCACGGCGGCGAGCTGGCCCGTGACTAGCGTGGCGATCTCGTCGTAAATCATGTGTTCCCGTAAACAGTCGGCCATCACCTGCAAGTTGCGCTCTCCGGCAGCCTTGCGGGCCTCGGCCTTGGCTTTGCGCAAGGCTCCCTCGGCGTAGGCCGTGTAGGGCTTGACGATGATCTTGTCGAATGCCTCGTTGTTCTCCAACTGGATCAAGAACTCTTCGGCTAGGGCTTCTATGGGCTTGGACATGGGCGGTTATCGGGTGGGCGGTTCTTGTGGTGGCTGGCCTGCCTCGGCCTCGGCTGCCAAGGCTTCGGCCTGGGCCTGGGCCATGATGGCGGAGGCCTCTTGGATGGCGGCCAGGGTGGTTTCTGGGTTTGGTTCGCCAATACCTTTGAGGATGTCGGTGTACTGGCGCATCATAGCTTGCTGCATGGGCGGGGCCATGGCAGCGAACTGGTTCAGCACGTTGATGATGGCTTGGCCCACTTCCACCATTTGCGAACTGTGCGACTTAGTGAGGCTGATCTCAAACACGTTGCGCACATCCTCGGGGAAGCTCTTAACCCACTCAATGAGGATCATGGCCTTGTCTTGGCCTACCTGCTTAATGAGGGCCGCCAGCCCGGCCTCGGTGTTCGTCATCGTATAAAGCTCGATGTCTATAAAGTCGTTGAGCATGGCCGTTAGGCCGTCCACGACTTCGTTTTCTCGGGCGCGCAGGCTTTGGTTGCTGGTATTTTCGAGGATCTTGGCAACGCCGAGCGTGTCTTGGCCTGGCACGTCGGCCACGGTGGAGTCGGCGGGACTGGTGAGCCCGGCGTTGATCTCGGCCCGGCCAATGAAGCGGTCCATGAGCGTTGAGAAGATTTCCACGTTGGCAGGCTCTACGGTCTTGACGGCCATGGCGTCGTCGGCGGTGAAGCCTGCGCGAAGTTGGTAGCCTTCGGAGTTGCGGAATTGGATGCCGCCGCCGTCGATGCCTTGCTGTGTGGCTAGCGGGTTCTCAAACAGCACGTTGCCGGAGGTGTTGGCGTCAAACTCGATGCGGTTTAACATCTTGTCGCTGACTTCGTGCCAAGTGTCGAGAAGTTCATAGTAGCCCCGGCCTGTCCAGCGGTGCAGCTTCGGCCAGATACGGTGGTCAGTGTAGGGGTGCGGGGCCTCTTTGTCTGACCATGGCAGGATGATCGAAGCGTATTCGTAGTGAATCGGTATTTTGGCGTCCCAGTCGATGAGCACATAGATTGGCTCTGCGTAGCCGTCGCCGTCGGCGTCGTAGCGAATCCATGTCTCCACATAAACGCGGGTGCGGAAGCGTTTGGGGTCTTCGGTGGCGGGCCTCATAGATGCCTCACTCTCCCCATCACGAACGCGGTTCAGATTGGCGCGGACTGTGTAGGTGGCCGTGTCGGCCCCGCCTGTCAGGTTGCCAGTCTTGGCCTTATCGTTGTAGTCGTCAAAGTTCTTCTTTTCGTGCGTTTCGGGAGCGTAGCCAATAAGCAGGTCGCCTGGGTTGGCGGCGAAGACGTGGCCTTTTAGGGGCGAAACGTCGAGGTTTTCGGCGTTGATATGGCAGAAGAAGTCCCCGTAGTGGATGACTTTAGTTTCTGCGCCGGGCTCCTTGCTGGTGCGCTGCATCACAACCTTGGGCTTGGAGATTTGCAGGGCCGCTCCTACTGGCACGAAAATAGCTGGGTCGCGTTCCAATACTTGACGGTCTGGATAGACTGGATCGGCAATCCATTTGTCAGTCGATAGGACAGGCTGGCCTTGGCTATCTTTGATCACTTTACCGTCAAGCGTCACAGTTTGAGTGACGACAGGCTTCATGTAATAGGCCTCACTCAACCCGGCCCGCGTGATCTCTTGGCCTCGGATGAGGCTGCCTTGCTTGGCCTTCTTGCCTACCTCGTTGAGCTTCGTGAGTTTGGCGCGGTGCTTGAGGCGCTGCATTAGAATCTCAATGGCCGGGTTTTCATCCTCGGCCCCCTCGGCATTTGGGCCAAAGAATGCAGGCGTAGAAAGCAAGTCGTTGTCCATCTTGTCGCCGTGCTGGTTGACCGGCGTCATGGGCAGATTCAGCGAAAGGTTTGTCTCGCGGAAAAGCAGGCAGTTGGCCTTGCGGTGCTCGAAATCTTGCTCGTAAGCAAGTTGGTAGTTGTCCCAGCGCCAGAGAAGCGATCCAACGGTGTAGTCTCGGCTGGTGGTCTGGACGCCCATAAGTTGGCGGCAGTTCTCCACTTCGGCGATGACATACTGAACGAATGCGCTCTCGGCGTCGTCACTTTCAAATGTAAGATGGGAGTTAATGAGGCGCTGCATTCGATATTGTGTGTAGTTATGGCGTGGCTGTGGCTTTGTGCAAGCCCATTGCGTGCGCCTGCTTGCGGGCGGCGGCCATGGCGTCTTCGCGGGCCTGCCTGAAGGCCTTAATCAGGCTCTCGCCCGGCGCTTTCCGCTCACTTGGCATGGCCTTGGCTGCCACCTGGGCGGCCTTGGCGGCGTAGAGGCGGCCTGCCAGCTCGGCAAACTGGCGCTTCTTGGCTGGATCTGTGATGGGCACGGGCTTGGCCTTGCCTGGAGGATCTGCGGTGTAGTCGTCGCGGTTGAGTGTGGCTGGTGCCCACCGTTTTGTTGGGTGTAGCTTATTGGCGCGGTAAACAAGGCTGTCTGGACGTGGCGTGACTTGCACATTTGCCGGGAAAAGTATGCGCAAAGGCTTGTATCCGAGATCGTCTTTAACCAACTTCTGCCCAGTTGTGCCAATTTTAGCTTGGGCAGAAAATACCGGCAGTTTTGGGGCTATTTCAGGATTTGGCAAGGCGGCGTAGCCTGGGGCGGCTGTCGTGCGCTCGCGGATTACGTCGTCCATTTGGCGCAAAGGCTGTTTGATGAGATTGGGCATGACGTTAGTAAGCAGAAACTTAGTCCATGCGTTTTCGTCTGGGTTTTCTTTACGCTCCTCCACATCGCGCCAAAACTGCATGGCATTTGAGAATCCTTGTAAAAAGGATTTGTCCTCAAGATTTGAAGCAAGGCTTGAAAGCATGTACGTCAAGTAACTGGCGTTTTCACCCTGCGACTTGAGGTGCTTAACCTCTTGATAGTTGCGGTAGGCGTCAATCCACGTTGTCAGAGTGGTGCCTATCGGCTCGTAACGTCCAAATGACCGACTCTTTATGACGTTGCCTTTGCCATCTTGCCAGACAACGGAATTTTCGCCGCCGTACTTTTCCAAGAACTGATTGGTAAACTGTCGCTCTGATCTTCCATGCGGGCGCGATCCTACAAGCAGCACGGGCTTTTCGTCGTCGTTGTCGTCGCCTTCAAGCATGGAGGCCAAAGCCAGCCAGCCAAGGCCAGCCAGCAGCGTTTCGGAGGCATCTTTGATCTGCATGGCCTTTGGGTAGGACTTAATAAAGTCAGTGCCGTCTTTGTGCTTACGCCAGCCAGCCATGGTTAAGCCGTAGAGCAGACTGATGGCCGAGCCGCCAGCTTTTTTGATGCCTGCGCGTAAGATATTAGTCGGAGTGCGCTGGAACGGGAAGATTAGGCGTAGAGCGTTGCCGACAAACTTCACAGCTTTGAGCATTTTACCATACACGTTGACCATCTTGTAATCGCCGCTGGCTTCTGCGTCTGCCAGCAAACGCTCGATACCTTTAACGCCTTTGCCTCCACCAAGTAGAGTTTCAACAACAGCAGTCGCCATATTTTCGTCTTGGAACAGCAGTTCCTCGGCGGTCTTCATAACCTCGCCCCACACGGCGCTGGACGTGTCGTTGAGGGTGTTGGCGATCTCGGTGTCGATGAAGGCGGCCCTAGCCTGCCCTTTCAGGCCTTGGCGCTTGGCCTCCACATGCGCCCGGCGGTAGGCCACGGCGGAGGCCTCGGCATACATGATGGCGGTCTTGAAAAAGGCGTCTGTGAAGCGGAGCACGCGGCCCGGCAGGCGGCTGATTCGGCCTGCCTGCCCGCCCACGCTGGCGCGGATGTTGCCCACTTTGTCGAGGTCGCCGTCCACCATGTCGATTTGCATGGGCTCGCCGAGGTACTTGTGGCGGATGGTGTCGCCTTCGGTGAGGAAGGTTTGGCGGGCCATCTCAAAGGCTGGGCCGATGCCCTGCCAGAAGCCTTTCAAGATGTGCTTGAACTCGCGGAACTGGGGCGCGTTCGGGTCTTGGTAGGCGAGGTTCAGCGTAGCCTCGGCTAGGCGCTGGCCGGTGTAGTGCCAAGCTACTTGGGCGGCGTTGCCGGTGATGTTCGCCACCTGGGTCTGGGGGCCAGAGAGGAGGGGCCAGTTGATCCAGTATTCGTAAACCTTGTCGAAGGCGCTGGCCTTGGCTGCCGTGTACTCGCGGGCGAAGGCGTAGTAGTTTGCCATGTCGTCGGGGTCGAATGGCACGAACACGCGCACGCGCTGGCCGCCGGGGGTCATCACCACCTTAGACATGAGCTTGCCGGAGTTGCGGGCCTTGGCGGATTGCATGGCGTAGGCCATGACGCGGTTTACCTCGGCTGTCACGTCGGCCACGGTCTGCCGCTTGCCTTTGATGAGGGCGGCCTGGGCTTCGATGGCCTTGGGTGGCAGGCGGAGGGTTGGCCGACTAGCAAAAAATCGCTCAGAAAGAGGTACCGGCTTACCGTCTTTGTAGGTTACGGGATTAGCGGAAGACGGCTTCACAAAATCAACGTAATTGGGATACTCTGCAAGTGTGCTGCTTGGAATATATTCGCCGCTACGGATTGCGTCTTTAACCAAATCAGAGTGATATGGAATATCGTTGTTTTGATTTACATCCACGCCCTCCTGCCTACTAATAGACGGCTCAATCATGGAGTGCATTCCTCCCGTTGCCTTCCATCTCCAAGTGTTGCCGTAGTTATCTTTGGTGAAACGTGTATCTGGATCAACTGAGCGTCTGCCGCCACGCGCTGATCTTTCTTCATTCGTCATGCCTCGGATGTCATCGCCCGTGGGGTTGCGAATCACTTCCACATTACCAACGTAGAACACTTTTCTTGAAAGTGGTTCAATCTGTTCGCGCACAGATTCGTACTCAGCTTTACTTAAAAAGCGCCCAAAATTAACCGCGCTCCTTGGGTTATCTTCAATCGCCCTCTTCGCGGCCTCGTCCACCATGCGCTGGGCCTTCGCCAAATCACCGGCCTGCACAGCGTCCATGTACTCCTTATCCAAAGCCGCCAGCCCGCCGTCTTGGCTAGGCGGCAGCCCCAGCCCCACGGCCTTCTTGAGCCGGGCAAAGCCAGCCTTGATGAGACCGCCAAAGCCGGTGCCTGCCTTGACCTGCTCAGCCACGGCGGGGCGGATGATGGCGTTGGTGGCGTCGTGGATGAACTGGCCTACGTCGTCTTGGTTGAGGTTGAGGAAGTTGGCAATGTGCTCGTCTGAGAAGCCTCGGAAGGCTAGGCGCATGATGTTGTAGCCGTCGTTGTCTTTGCCCTTGTAGGCGTCGAGGCCTTCTTTGACAGCGGGGAGGTCGAGGATGGCGGATTGCAGGGCGTGGCGGTCTGTGCCGGAGAGCATGAGGTCGTCTTCGGTGACTCCCATGTTTTTGAGCACGGCCTTTTTGATCTTCTCGCTTTTGGCGTCGTCCTTCTCCAGTAGCTCCTCTTGTGTTTCTTGGGCGCGGGCGGTTTTCAGGGCTGCCTCTATGTCGGCGCGGCGGCTGCCTTGGACTTCCGCTAGCTGGGTTTCTAGGCTGGCAATACGGCGGGCTTTGCCTTTCTCTGTTGGTAGAACGCTGAGTTTACGGCGAATGGCTGTGCTTGGGCCAAACACATTATTGAGGGCTTTAGTCCATCGTTCTTGCGGAGTCTCCAACGGGTCACGTCGAGCGCCTAAAGACTGAGAAAGTCGAGTGCCTATATTAAGAAGATAAATTCCTAACTTGTCCCTCAATATGCGGAGATTTTTGTCCTGGTACTTTTGCGCTTGGTTAGCAACATAGGAAAACGCTTCTTGAAGCACAGCCTGCTCGTCCACGTCGAGGAGCTTGTTGTCCTCGGCCATGTCGGCGGCCCACTCCACGTACTTGGCTGGGTCGCTCTCAAAGGTTTCCTTTGCCCACTTGTGGAGCTTGTCGAGTTGCACGGTTTCCGGGCCTCCCAGCATGTCGCGGGCGGCGGTGAGTGCCTGATACACGGCGCGGGCCTCGGGATACTCAAACTGCTTGGACAGGTTGCGTGAAGACGTTGCGCCACTCGCCCTAACTGCGTCAATAGCATCTGGGTCATTCAGCAAGGCCAGCCTAGCCGCCTCCTCTTCCTCGGCGATGGCCTGTTGCTCGGCAATGAAGGCCTCCATGTCGGCGTCGGTCTGGCCTGCCTCTTCGGCCTCGGCTTCTTGCTCGGCTTCGGCTGGCGGGTTCAGGATGGCCTGGGCCTCGGCTGGCTTCATCTTGTTCACCTGCTCTTTCGTGTAGCCACGGTCGTAGAGCTGCTGGCGCATGTCCCGTGTGATCTGGGTGGGCACGCTGGCTGCCGGGCCGCCTTCGGGGGCGGGCGGGTTGCGCAAGGTCGCTTGATTATTTGGGGCGTAGGTTTCGACAAACGACTTAGCCCATGCGTTTTTGTTGATGATCTCTCCCGAGATTGCCTGTCCAGCATCCAGCGTTCGGGCAATGTCCGTGGCATTCACCAGCAAAGGAAACTCCGACATGGGCAGTTGGCGATTGCCGTCATTCCATGACTTCACTGCATTACGAACCTGT